ACTGCTGTAAATCGTCCCAAGTATCGCCGGTATTGGCGAGCAGAGCGTTGACAGATGATAGGTCGGTTTTATTGAAAATCGTGCTGATAATGTTATTTTTATCAGCCGAGGTCATACCCTCCATACACTTATTGAGGTCACCGAGAATGTCGTTCAGCGAACGCATATTTCCCTCGGAATCGTACACATCAACCCCCAATTGCTCCATGCAGGCGGCAGCGGTGTCGGTCGGGCTTTGCAAGGAAAGAATGACGTTACGCAAATGCGTACCGCCCTCCGCACCCTTGATGCCGTTGTTTGCAAGAATACCGAGAGCTGTATTCAGTTCAGCTGTCCCGCCCTTGATAGACTTTGCAGTCGCACCGATTGTGAGTATTCCTTCACCAAGCTGTGACACGGTGGTATTTGTCGATGATGCCGTTTTCGCCATCTGATCAACCATTTTCTCCGACTCATCAACGCCCATGCCCAGTGCGGACATTGCGTCCGTCACCATATCGGAGGCGGTTGCGAGGTCGATGTTTCCGGCAGCCGCAAGGTTCAGAACTGTCGGCAGGGTGTCACACATCTGTTCCGTGTTGTAGCCTGCAAGTGCCAGATAATTTAACGCATCAGCACAGTCACTTGCGGAGAATGCCGTTTCAGAACCCATTTTCTTTGCAAGTGCAGACAGCGTGTCCATAGTGTTCACGGACTGACCATTTACGGTTGACATTGCATCCTTGGTGATCCCCATGGTTGCCTGTACTTGCGACATGGAGCTTTCAAAGTTGGAGGCTATGCTGACTGCCGCCGTTCCCAGTGCAGTTATGCCTGCGGTTACGGGCAATAATTTTGTCCCAGCAGAGGAAATTTTGTCGCCGACTGCTGTCATTTTTTCACCGGCTGCCGAAATTTTCTGCAACGCTGTAGAAGCGTTGACGGCTTGTTCTTCAAGTTTTTTCAAATCCTGTTCGGTTTCGATGATTTCACGTTGGAGTGCGTCGTATTGTTCTTTGGAAATGTCACCGTTTGCCAGTGCTTCATTTGCTTGTTCAGCGGCAGTTTTCAAAGTCGACAGCTTGTCTTTTGTGTCCGAAATTGCATCTTTCAGAAGCTTCTGTTTCTGTGCCAGCAATTCTGTATTGGTGGGATCAAGTTTCAGAAGTTTCTCAACGTCTTTCAACTGTGATTGCGTGTTTTTGATGTTCTTGTTGACACTGTCCAGTGCCTTTGAAAGCTTGGTCGTGTCGCCGCCAATTTCGACGGTTATGCCTTTAATGCGGTTTGCCATGGGTTCACCTGCCTTTTAAAAAATATCAGTATTTTTATCAGTAAAGCTATTGACTTTTCTGCTGTTTTGGCATATAATATAGGTGGAGGTGGATGTTATGAATATTATTGCAGCATTAGAAAATACTGTTTCAATTTCATTGTTTAACCGTGGTCTTGCCGGAAAAATATTCAGCGAGGTTAAGCAGTCCGGCGCAAAAGTTGTTATGAAAAACAATACTCCGGAATGTGTTCTTATTTCTCCACAGGAATACATCCAACTAATGGATGAAGTAAACGATGCTCGTCTGCTTGCGATTGCAACACAGCGAATGGCAAACTTTAATCCTGAAACCACTGTTTCTGCTGAAGAAGTTCAGCGTGAACTCGGTATCACCGATGAAGAACTTGCAGAAATGGATGAGGTAGAATTTGAATGAGTTGGGAATATGAATATTTACCGGAAGCGAAAAAAGACTTGCTTGCGTTAGACGGCAGTCAGAGAAAACTTGTATTGAAAGCATTGGCAAAGGTTCAGCAGAACCCACTTTCACAAGCAGAAGGCGGCTATGGTAAACCACTTGGAAACAAGAATGGCAATGACCTGTCCGGTTTCTTGAAAATCAAATTAAAAGCTGCCGGACTTCGTATTGTCTACAAACTTGTGAAAATCAATGATAAAATGCTGATTGTCGTTATTGGTGCAAGGGAAGATGATGAAGTGTACGAAGTGGCACAAAAGAGAATCCAAAAGAATAATCTTTAAGAAAAAGGTCGGTCGATTCATTTCGGCTGACCTTTTTACCATCTATCCATATCTTCCTGCGTAGCCTGCTGTGTCCACCCGTCATAGTCATCCCTTTCACGCTCACAAAACATATCATTTATCAAACCTATTGTAAGCAAATCCAGCTCGGTCATTGATAGACCGAGTTGTTTGCATCTTAGCAAGAATAACGGCGTTGTCATCGGGCGGTCAGTCTGGCGATGTTTTTTTTAGATTCAATCTGGGTTGCGGTATTCAAGCCCCACAGTTCAATCAGTTGAGGGAGAATTTCATAGATACTGAACGTGTTGAACTGTTCCAGAAACTCATCCGGATTATCTGGGACGTTCTCAGGGTCAGCGTGCTTTGCAGTGATATATGCAATGTTCTCGAAGACTTCAAGACTCTCAATATTCAGCCCTGAACTGGATTCATCGTCGTTTTGCACGTCTTTCTGCAAAGAAGCAAAATCCTGATAAATATCTCTGCCAAACTTCAGACGATAAAGGCGAGGCACAGCCGCACTCGCCTTGAAAGGAATTTCGATTCCGTCAATGGAGATAATTTTTTTGATAGCCACTTTATCTCACCTCACTTTGTCGTTGTACTGGTTGTTTTTGATGCCGTAAACGTCGGAATATACACAGAATTATACCAATTATTATAAATCGTTTCGTCCGTATTTTCGCAGGTTTTGGATTTCACCAGACCGTCCGGCAGAGCCGATGCTGTCAGCGATAGTGTCTCCGTCTTGACTTCTGTGCTTTCTTCTGTGGTGGAGCTTTCCGTTGCAGGACGGCTTGCGGTACAGCAGTACATGACGTGGCGAATGTGATTTTTGTCACCCGAAAATTCAAAAAGCAGTGCAAACTGCTGCGGTTCAGCATCATTCTTCTCCACCAGTACGCCTTTTGTGTCAAGGATTTCTCCCAGAATTTCCGTTGCAAAATCCGTTGTGATGAGGGCAATCTCAAGGTCGCCGGTGTAACCAGCGTTGTTGTTGATAACGTAGTAAACCGTGTTGTCAGCGTAAAAATTCTCGGCTTCGCCATTGGCATCAATTGAAAGCGATACAGCACCGGGCAGTCTCACGGGCGTATCAAAGGTAGGAACACCGTCATCAGACCACGCTGTAATTTTAGCCCAATGCACCTTATTCAAACCAAACTTAACTTTATTCTTTTTCAGAGCCATTTTCAGACCAACCTCCTTCTCAGGCATCCATTTCATAAAGCACTTCATACATCTTTTCCGATGCAATCCAGCTTTCAGTTTTCGTATAAAATATCTCGTGTGCATGAAACACAGACTCAATTTCTTCTTCCAACTCCGGTGATTTCTTGTCAGTGTACAGCTCAATATTCAGTTTCTTAAAGCTGTAATACATCACATTATCCGCACCGAAAGTATGCTCGCCGGGAGAAAGAAAAATCAGAAAGGGCGGTTGTGGTGACTCGCCCTCGGCAAAATGATGATACGCAAAGGGCAGACCCATTTCACGCATCATGTCAGCGATTTCTTCGTATGTCACAGGAATCACCTCAACGCTTTCTCAATCAGACTTTCCAATAATTCTGCACCTTTTTCCTCAGCAGGAGCAATATGTGTACGAGCAGCAACACGTCCACCGCCACGCTTTGCATGACCGTGCTCAAGAAGGTGCACAAGCTGATAGCGATTTTTGGAATGCACCGTCATCTGCAATTCGTGACTGTTCTCAGACACTTTTGAAGCAGTCCAACTTTTCTTGTATGCACCCGATTTAACAGGTGCGTTCTCCATGATTTCTTTCTTGACAGTCGTCGCAGTTTTGCGGACGGCTTTTTTCATTTCCGTATCCGCAAGGTCGGCGTATTCTGACAAGCCTTTCATAATTTCGTTCGCCATGTCGTCAATAGATGTCATCGGGGACGCCTGCCTTTCTCGCAACAGCGGTGATTTTGATGTAATCGTTACGCACAAAATCCGGCACAATTCCGGTAATATCGTACTCTAAATTACGAAAGAGAATCCGATTAATTGTAGTCAAGAGACGGACAGTTTGAGAATTCTGACGGATGAAAAATTGCATTGTCTGAATTTCTTTTGATGTACCATTGTCACTGGATTCAGTGGATGATTGCACGCTCACATAAGCCCAACAGGAAAAAATTTCTTCCCATTTAGCGGTGTGGTTACCGATTTCATCAATTACAGTTCTGTTTTCAAGAATCGTAATTCGCTGATTCAATTTCCCGATTTCCAATCAAATCACGTCCTCTCGTTGTGCAAAAAGTAATGCACGAATCACAAGCGTTAATTTCAAAAAGTCCGCAGTATTGCGGTTTTCATAGAGGTAAGAAATGGTATACAGCATAGCTTGCCGTGTGGTTTCCTCATTCCTTGCGAATTTTTCCTCGCTCATGCGTCCAACGTCCATGCACAGCTTTTTTGCTGTTTCGAGCAGCGAGAGGATGAGTTTATCGTCATCCTCCCAGTCAACACGCAGATAATTTTTAGCCTCAGACAGTGTAATCATTGTCACGCCTTTGCCGTTCCGCCCTTGACGGTGAGCGTTTTCACAGCCTCCGGCAGAATCAGTCTGCCGTCCACACGCTCCGATGCAAGGAAACCGACCTGTCCGTTCATGGCGAACAGTTCATTCAATCTCTTGAGGGAGCGACCCTGACGGTCAGCAATCCAGTAATAACTCATGTCACCGAATGCAATAGCCTTTTTGCCTGCATCAATAGTCGGTGCATAAACGGAAGTTACGTAAGGGCGGTTGAGAATCGTGTCGTGGATTCCGTCAGAAATTGAAGCCTGCAAGATGTAGTTGCCGTT